CGCGATGTTGTTCAGGTCCTCGTCCAGCAGCACTGCCATGTCCGCTCCTTCGGGTTTCGGATCCACGCCGGGCCAGTAGTCGGCCACGACGGACAGGTCATAGCTCCCGGCGTCCCGGTACTGCAACCCGACCGCGCCGACCGGTACCTGCGGATTGCCCTGGCCCACGCTGTAGTCCGCGACCCAGTAATGCGGCTGCGCCACGCCACGCGCCTTGAACGCGGCCCGCACCGCAGGCCACCCGACCACCGGATCCTGCCGGTTGCAGTACACCGTCGGATCCACGCCGGCCCGGCGGCGCATCAGCACCCAGTCCACCGACTGCGCAGGCGTGCAGTTCCCCGGTTCGCAGTCCAGCACGAGCCCGGCGTTCGTCGTCGCGAACACCGCGATACCCACGTGCACGCTGTTCGGGAACAGCGCCCAGTCCGCGGCCGACCACTTGTAGAGGCCGTCCACGTACCCGCCGACGAAGCTGATCGCGCCGGGATACCTCGCCATCGCCGCCGCGTCCGAGGCGATCCCGTCGAGCATGATGCGCGGCGTCACGGCGCCCCGGCCTTGTCCATGTGCGCTTTGATCTCCACGGTCTGCCGGTCGATCTCCCGCGTCGTATGCCGCCGTATCGCCACGTGGTGCGCACCGAACGCCGCCGGAGCCCACAACAGGGACGCGAGCAGGTTCCCCCACACCCCGCCAGACGGCCAGGAGAAGAACACGGACCAGGCGGTCATCAGGTCGCGCCGAGTGATAGAATACGCATATGACTCAACCCATCGTTAAGACCTGTACGCGATGCATCCTTGAACTCCCGCTGGAGAGATTCAGCACCGACCGCTCCCGGGCGGACGGACTCAGTAAGTGGTGCAAGGGATGCGTGTCTGAGAATAGTCGGAAGCACTATGAGAAGAACCGCGAGAAGACGCTTGCTAGACAAGCAGAGCAGCGAGTGGAAGACCCAGAGCGTTTCCAGGAAATTGCACGCGCCAGCAGAACCAAAAACCGCGAGCGGCACAATGCCTACAACCGCCAGCGGTATCAAGCCAAACGGGTCGAGATCCTCGCCAAGAATCGCTGGTCCCACCTGGCGCGGAAGTTCGGAATCACAGCCGAGTCGTTCGCGGCGATCCTGAAGGGCCAGGGCGGAGGCTGCGCAATCTGCGGCGTTAAAGAGGCCGCGTGGAACGTCGATCATGACCACGCCTGCTGCCCGACGACGCGCACGTGCGGCAAGTGCATCCGTGGCATCCTCTGCCGTGGATGCAACTTCGGGCTTGGAAACTTTCGCGATGACCCCGAACTGCTGAAGATAGCCATCAGGTACCTGCGGGACCAATGAGGTGCCGGACATACTTCTCTGCCTCGAAATCGGCCGCCGCTGCCACATGTACTCCGCCTGGCCCACGATGGTGCGCGGCACAAAGCACTTCAAGATTTGCCGCCGACTCAACCCAAGCCCCGACGTCCTGAGGATTCGAGATCCCCGGGTAGTCGGCTTCCAGCCACTTCAGGTCTACGCCGTTCTGCAGCGAGAACTCGACGTGCGAATGGTGCAATTCGAGCGGCTTCGTCAGGTCGCACTCCGTGAAGTCGCCCCGGTGCTTGCCGACCGCGCACTGCCATTTCTCCGGATCCTTCTTCCACGCGGCATGCAGGTGGTTAAAGTCCACGTAGTGCGGATCTGTGGTGCGCGCCGGGTGCGGCGGGTAGTGCACCGAATAGTGGTGCGTCTCGGACTGGTCGTGCGCTGCGGTCATCGTTCCCCCTGGCTCATGCGTTGAGTTCGTTGCGGAAGGACATGCGCCGGTCCTGCTCGGTGCCCAACTCCCGCACCAGGTAAGGATCTTGGCCGAAACCATGGCTCGGAGCAAACGGCTTGTCGTCGCCGACCTGGAAGAACTCCATCGCCTCGTGGAGTTCCACCAAAAGCAGCTGCTCGAACAGCCAGCGGCGCCACGAACGCTCGTCGTAGGCGGCCGGAGGCACCGGCATGTAGTGATTGACGCGATAGTCGGTCTCTTCGGGATGGTACGAGTTTGTGCCCAGCGTCGTGATGACGAGCGTCAGCCCGGCGCTGCCCTGGCCGCGGTCGATGTCGCGCAGGGCGAACAGCCAGCCCGCGCGGTACCGGAGGCGATCGACGAGGTCCGCGAGGGCGTCGGGAAACGGCGCCGACTGGCGCATAGACGGATCACGCGGATCGGTCACGGCTGCTCCTTCTGTTTCGCGGCCAACTTCCGCAGCGCGCCAGGAGTGCAGTAGCCCTCCCACCGTTGATCGTCGAACAGCTGCCAGCCACCGCGCCGCGCACCCTCATCGACCAGCTGACTGCAAATCGCATGCCCGCTGTCACGAATGTACGCCCGCAGACCCGGCGCCGGAATGTGAAGCCGGTGCAGCGCGAGCGCGTCGTAGTCGAGAAACGAGTACGGGATACCCACCATCCCCCGGAACTGCGCGGCGACCGCCTGCGCCAGGTGGCCGGGGCAGCGCAGCCACATGATGCTCTCGCCGCCGTACTGCGATAGCGGGCGCAGCCGTGAACCGCCCGGCTCCGCCTCGATGAGGGTCTCGGCGTCCACCATCCCGAACGCGTGCTCGAAATCGGCGTAGCCGTCCCCATTGAGCCATTGAGCGGCCCGTATGCCGATTCCTGCGGCGCCGTGGATCCGCACGAGGCCGATCCAGCCGGGGCCTGGTGTCACGACCGTAGTCATCGCGCGCTCCTAGAAGTCGTAGACCTGCACGACGATCGTCGTGTTCGTCAGGTTGAACACCCCGGTGCCCGCCGCGCCCGGGTTGTTCCCCCGCAGTTTGATCGTATGGCTCCCCGAACCCGACAGCGTCGCCGTCCAGTTCTGCGCCACCGTCTGACGCAACCCCGCGGTCTGCAACTGCTGGATCGCCGACGCCGTCTGCGGCGTCCCGTCGATCGTGCAGTACCCCTGCGCGAACGACGCCGCCGTCACCGACACCGACGTGTCGAACACACCCCACACCACCACCACGGCCGTGGACTGCACCGTGTTGAACGTCACGCTCGCACCCGGGATGTCGGTGACGGTCGCGGTGGTCACCGTCAGCGCCCCCGACGCCGCCGCCGACACGATGAAGGGGTGCTTCAGGCCGGATGCGACGACCCGGTCGCCGGCGTTGAGGTCGGCCATGCTGGACTCCTAAAGGCTTGCGTAACACGGCTGCCACAACCTCACGTCGGCGCCCGTAGGCTGCGGGACGATGGTCCCGTTCACGCCCCGCGCGACCGTGAACGCCTGCGGGGACGCCCCCCCCGTGATGCCCGTGACGGTCATCCGCTCCCCCCCGGAGCCCAGCGGCGACACGCCGATGTCGAACGGGAACGCCCCCGCGCTGGTGGTCCACAGCGGGAGCAGGATGTTCGTCGACGCCACGCTCACGGCGCCCTGCCACGCCACCGCGCACGCCACGTACGCGGTGTCCGACGCCGCGGGCGTACCGCCCTGCCCGGTGTGCACCATCCCCGACACCGCATTGGCGGGCGCCGACGCCGAGAAAGCCGCGGCCGTCCACACGGCCGCCGCCAGTACCACGTTCGTCAGGGAGCTGGAGAGGAACACCCCGCCGCTGTCGCGCCAGTCGAAACCGAGTTTGAACGCCCCGTTGCCGTTCGGGCTGTAGAGCAGCGCCGACACGTAATACGTCTGCAGCGCGGACACCGGGAATGAACCGGACGCGAAGTTCACGGCGCCCGACCCACTGGGGGTCAGCAGCGCCCCGTAGCCCGTGGGTCCGCCCGCGGGCAGTGGGCTGGCGGACCCGGAGGTGCCCGCGATAGCGGCGGCGGCGTTGGTCGCCGACCATCCCGCCAGCGACCCTCCGGCGAAGAACGGGTTGGGGTTCAGTGCCGGGCCGAGCGGCGCGGCGAGCGTGGAGCCGTCCGTGTCCACGACGCCCAGCACCGCGTCCCCGACCATCCCGACGCGGTAGGGGGCCTCGGGGGAGCAGTTCAGGACCATGTCGTGCTCGAACACCCCGAGGGTCTCGGTGTAGCCCTGCAGGATCTGCCGGATGGCGTCGGGGGGCATCCACGCGGGCGGGTTGTTGACGACCACCAGGTCCCCGATGTCCATGACCAGGGCCTCGTTGAGCAGGTCGACGTTGCCGGTGAACTGGGGGTGGCGCAGGTTGAGCATGACCTGCGGGTAGCGCGGCTCGTCCACGGTCCCCAGGTGCAGCCGCCAGTGCGCGTGATCGGGCAGTTGCGCGTCCAGGCCGACCGACAGCGAATAGGTGGTAGCGTACCCGCCGACCCCGGCCGGGGGCTGTTGCGTCGAAAGCGCCCCCGCGGCGAGCGCGGCCTCCAGGGACGACCCGTTGAGCCTCTGCACGGTCACGTCGTTGCGCGTGTACGCGTCGTCGTCCACGGGGCCCAGCGGCCCGGAGAGCTGCGCCTGCGCGTAATCCAGGGTCAGGCCGCGCCGCGCGTTGTAGACGGTGCCCTGGTTGTAGAGCGACGGGCGCACGCGATACGCCAACGCCAACTGGTCGGCGCTCTCGTACAGCATCCCGGCGTCCGCGTCGGGCACCTGCTGCGCGAGGTTCGCGAAGGTGTCCACCGTCTGGTACCCCATGGTCACGCTGTCCGTGCGCGAAACCCCGTAATCCACGGGCACCACGTCGGCGTTCACCTGGGACGCCAGGCGCAGCAGCCGCGCCAGCGGATCCTCCCCGATGTACGCGTTCAACGCGACATCGCCCAGTACGTTGATGTCAAGAGTTTTGATCTGCCCGATGCTCGCGCCGCCCATCGTGCCGTCCGGCGCCACCACCACGCTGAGCAGCCCCCCCGCGTGCACGCCGCTCGCCACTGCCAGGCCCAGCGGAAGCGCGGAAGAGCCGACAGCCTGCACCAGGAAGAACACGTTCGTATCGGCGCCCGCGGCCGTCCACAGGACCGTGAGTTCCACAAGGGACGCGTCCGCACCCGCACCCAGCAGTGTCGCGCCCGAGTCCGCGATGGCAGTCGCGTTGGCCGGGGCGTAGACCTGGACCTGGAGCAGCCCTCCCGTGCGGTATTTCAGGTCGATGCGGCCGATGGCACCGCCGCCCGTGTTCGCGGAGATGATGCGCGAACCGTCCGCCAGGGTGGACGCGGGGACGTAGAAGAGGAACTTAACCGCAGTGGTGGACGACGTGGACGGGTTGGTGACGACGCCCTGCCACGTGTCGGTGCGCAGCGTCGGGATGGGCGAGGAGCACACGAATCCGCTGTAGCTGGCCAGGTCCGGGTTTCCCGCGATCGACATGGGCTTTCCGCCGGGGAACGCGCTGGCGAGCTGGAGCGCCCCGGGACCGTCCTCGCAGGGCCAGTACGCGGTCAGCGCGGTCGAAGTCGGGGTGTAGGAGCGCATGGCGGACTGCAGGGAGGAGGTGCCCTGCTGCAGGCGGCGCAGCATCCCGGCGGCGCTCACATCCACCCACACGTCGCTCCCGGAGATGTCCCACACGGTGGGCCAGGAGACCACCTCGCCGTGGAACCGGTAGCGGCGCACCCCGTTCTGCAGGCGGGAGATGCGCACCGGGGTGTTGCGCCCGATCAGCCCCCAGTAGGGGCCAGCGGGGTTGCGGGGGGAGAAGCGGCCGTCGCGGTTGTTGACCTGGAAGGCCGCGGTCTGCGGCTGGATCTGCGAGGTCTCGTTCGGGCGACCCCGGGTGATCGTGATCCGCTGCGTCGAGTCGCGGTAGAGCACGTACGGGGAGATGTCCGTCCAGCCCAGCGCGCCGAGGTACAGCTCGACGCGCAGGCCGATCGGATCCGCCGGCCCCGCGATCGGGGCCGCGCCGATGGGCGGCGTCCTGCGCCGGAAGCTGCGCGACGAAGAGCGGACCAAGATCACTCCTCGAAGACGACATAGCAGGACATATTCACTGTCGAGCCGAACGTCACCCGCACCCGCAGGAACCGGCTGACATCCACCACCGGCCGGTAATCCTCCGGGAACTCGTAGTCGTACTGCAGATCCGTCGCGCCCGCCGTCGGCGGGATCTGCGCGGCGTCGAACAGCCGCGACGCCGTCGTCGTACCCTCCGCCGTGAAGCTGTAGCCGGTCAGCGCCGCGCCGAGCTGCATCAGCGACGCCGGGATGCCGGGCATCAGCGGCATGACGCCCGCCGCGACGTGCGCCGTCCCGGTGGTCGCGGGCACGTCCGTCTGGAGCAGTTCGACCTCCCCCGCCGAGGCGGGCACCGCGTCGAGGGTGTAGCCCCACGAGACGAGCTGGATCATGCGGGTCGACGGCGTCGCGATCTGAAGCATGGTCTTGATCGCGGTGCCGGTGGCCACCTTGACCAGTGCGGCCGTGGTCGGGGCCGCGCCGTTGTAGGTCACGTACCGGTGAACGCCCATGTGTGCTCCTTAGAATGCCTGTCCGAGTGCCTTCTGCACGCTGTCCGGGGCGTTCCCGGCGCGCGCCCGCACCCACCTGCGCAGCGCCTCCACCATGAACTGCTCGAACGCCGTGCTGCCGCCGGGCGCCACCTCCAGCCGCATCACGCCGCCCCCGCCGCCCGCGCCGGCGCCCGTGAGCGCGGCCATGGTGTTCGCGTGCGGCATCACCGTGCTACCGGTCGGCAGCCGCACCAGCTCGACACCCTGCTCGTTGATCCGCGTCCAGCCGCCCTGCACGCCACCCCACGCCGCGGCCCCCACCGCGCCGCCCGCCGCCATGCCGCCCAACGCGCGCCCGCCGCCCCTGGAAACCTGCCCGCGGCCGCCCCCCGCCGCGTTGGCGATCGCGTTCGCCGCACCGGATATGTCCGCGCCCACCTGCCCGGCAGAGCGGTTCGCGATTCCCAGCAGCGTCTCAATCCCCGTGATCATCCCGTTGACCAGGCCCATCACGTCATGATAGGCGCGCATGATCGGCGCGATGATCGTGTCGTACACCGCGCCCCACGCCTTCTCGATCCCGCCGACCGCGTCGTCGAACCAGCGCGGCACCGTCTCGGTGAAGAACCGCCCCACGACGCGCATCGCCCCGTCAATCGCATTCCACGCGTCGAAGAACCAGTTGCGCATGTCCTGCCACACCTGTTTCCAGAAGTCGCGGAAGCCCTTCACGTGCGTCCACAGGTACACGAACGCGGCGACGAGCCCGGCGATCGCCAGGACGATCAGCCCGATCGGGTTCGCGTCCATCGCCGCGTTCAGCAGCCACTGCGCGACCGCCGCCGCCTTCTGCGCCACGGCCAGGGCGATCAACCCCAGCCGGGTGCCGATCGCGGCGTCGTTGAACAGCCACATCGCCGCCGCGGACAGCTTCGTGCCCACGGTCCACAGCGCCTGCGCCGCCCCGGCGACCTTCATCGCCGCGCCGATCGCGATCGTCGAGGCCAGCAGCACCGCGAACACCTCGATCAGCAGCACCACCGTGTCGTGGTGCCTGTTCATCCACGACACCACGTTCATGATCACCGGGAGGAGTTTCGTCCCCAGCTCGATCATCAGCGAGTCGAACCCCGCCTGCAACTGCGCCACCTGCTGACCCAGCGTCTTCTGGATCTCGGCGAAACCCTGCACATTGCCCGACGCGTCACTGGTCGCACCCCCGATCCCCTTGATCGCCGCCGAGGTGGCCTTGAAGTTCTCCCCCACCGTCGCCAGGGCCGCGTTCGCACCCGGAGCGGTACCCATCAGCAGCTTCAAAGCGGCGGCGAACGCCGGAGTGCCCTCCTTCCCCGCCTTCGTCGCCTTCTGCGACAGGTACTCCATCGCGTCCGTCAGCCCGTTCGGGCCGGCCAGCTTGTCGCGCAGCTCCTTCGAGGACACCCCGAACTTCACGAACGCGCCCGTCATCGGCCCCGTCGGGTTCAGCAGCGACCGCAGCGCCTGCGCGAGGTTCTGCGACGCCCGGTTCGCGGTGAACCCGTGGTTCGTCATCTCGGCCAGGGCGGCGGCCACATCGTTGAAGCTGATCCCGGCGGCGGACGCCGCCGGGACGATGGAGGCGAACGCCCCGGAGAAGTCCTGCAGGCTGGTCTTGCCGAACGACACCGCCGTGATCATTTTGGAAGTCACGACCGCCGCGTCCGACGCCTTCAAGTGGTAGTCCACCAGCACGTCCGTCATCGCCTTCACCACCGTCGTGGTGTCCGCGCCCTCCGCCTTCGCGCCCTGCGCCGCCGCCTTCAAAGCGATCAGGCCGTCCGCGCCGTGGAACCCCGCCGACTCCACGTAATACATCGCCTGCGACAGATCCTGCGCCGACACACCGACCTGACCGGCCATGTCCAGCATGCCCTTGCGCACCAAGTCCAGGTTCTTCAACTGCTCGCCGGCCGAGGTCACCAGCCGCGTCGTGGAAGACTCGTAGGCGGTCGCCATCTTCACCGACTCGACCGCGATGCCGACCAGCGCCGCCGACGCGACCTCGCCCATCTTGCCCATGCTCGAGGCCATGGACCTGCCCTGGCCCTCGGCCTCGGCCAGCGAGGCTTTGGCGAGGTTCCTGCCGGTCACCACGATCTCGATCAGGTTCACGGCGCGCCCTCACCCCTCCCTCGCTCCTCGATGGCCAGCAGTTGCAGCAGCTCGGCGTCCTGCGCGTACAGCTGCGCCAGGCTCATCCCGAACCGCTCCATCGCGCCCAGGATGAACCGGGCGCGTATCAGCTCGGGGGGTTCGGTGACAGTGTTTCCATCGGGATCGACCCCGCCGGGAACTGCGGCCCACTGATCGAGCCTTCGCCCAAAGGGCCCGACACTCCGGTGATCGCGGCCGTCCAGGCCGCCATGACGTCCATCACGAACTCGGGGGACTGCGCGAGCAGCGCGGCCGCGCTGACCTCGATGGGCCGGTCGGCGTCGTCCTCGAGGTTCCACGAGAGGATCGCGCCGATCAGGACGTCCACCATCTGGCGGATGCCGTCCGGTGTCTTGCCCAGCTCCTGGATGTGCGCGCCGGAGAGGCTCTGGACCCACAGCATGGTCTCCATGGGCACGGAGGTGCCCGTGATCTCCAGGCCCTGGTAGGAGGGGTCGGTGAAGGTGAGGCGGTACAGCTTCTTGGGAACCTTGAATCCAGCCATGTAGTGCTTCCTCGCTTATCCGGAACGGCTATACACAATAGGTTTACGTCCAGGCGGGCGCGACGCCGTCGGCGAGCGCACCCGGCGCCGTCCACGTCAAGTCGCCCGTGTTGGACCGCTTCAGCTGGTAGTCCGTGAACAGGCAGTTCGCGGTCATCGTCGAATTCGACGTGGTCTCGTTGATGATCACCACGGAGCGCACCACGCGCTTGTCGCCGGAGAACACCACGTGCGACTTGTTCGCCGCCGGGTCCATGATCCCGTTGAAGGTGACCGAGAAGTCCTGCAGGAGCATCAGCCGCTCGTGCGCGCTTTTGTCCACGCCCGTGGTGTCCTGCACCCCGTACGGGGTGGCGAACTGATAGTCGTTGACGTCGGTGGTGATGTTCTGGCCCGCATTGGAGGCGTTCCCCACTGTCACGGTCGCTCCGAGCCCGCTTACCTTGGCCGTTGGACTCACATCCCTCTCTGTATGCGATCAATGATCGCCTGCTGGTTCTCGCCGAAATCGTCCACCCACGCCTGCACCCCGGAATGGCGCACCACCGGCACACCGCGCGGATTGCCCCGCCAGTCACCGCCCTGCACCAGGAACAGGTGCGGCTTGTACGGAATCGTGTGCGGGGCGAAACACGACTGCCCCGGCGGGAACGTGAACGTGACCGCGCTGCCCGTCTGCGCCACCGTGAACGCGCGCCCGGACTTGAGCCGGATCCAGTTCGCCGTCTCGGCGTGCTTCGGGTCCGACACGTCCAGCGCCGTGAGCCAGCCGCGCTGCCATCGCTCGCACTCCACCTCCTCGCACGACGCCGGGCGCCGGTGCGAGGGCGGCGAGAGCATCCGGAACGTCCTGTACGCCCACGCGGGACCGTCGGGGGGGATGGAGCGGGTGGCCTGCGGGTAGTCCATCAGAACGTCGCTCCCGTCGCGGTGGTGTTCTTCACCAGGACCACGGCGAACGTGGCGCCCGTGAAACCGCCGGTCGTGGTCGTGGTCACCCTGACGAACTCGCGGACGGTCGCCGCCCCCGCGACCGCGATGCGCTGCACGAACGGGGCCGCGGTGACCACCGTGAACGCGCCGCCGGTGATGTCCGCGTAGGCGCCGCCGGAGGTGGTGGCATCCTGCAGCTTGATCGTGACGTCTGTGCCGGTGAACGCGGTGACCTGCAGGTAGGCCTGGAAGCCGAAGGAGGTCGCGGCCCCGAAGTCGTAGTTCGCCCCGAGGGTCGCCGCCGTGTCGGTGCGCAGGCCGGGGGTGAGCATGTTGCCCCACTCCAGGCCGAACCCGTTCGCCTGGGCGGCGATGCTGGCGATCAGTGAGCCGTCGTTGGCGCGCTTGGGCGAGTAGTCGACTTGCTTGCCGATCTGTGCGGCGGCGATGTTGCCGACGGCCGACCCGTGCATGTAGATCATCTGTACGTCGGTGCGGGGCATCGTCTTGAAGATGGGGTGCGCCCGCCCGGCGGCCGGGTTGAAGAAGGCGGTGAACGCCATGGAGCCGTCGATCTGGCCGGGGATGCGTTCGTGGGCGCTCTTGTCGATTCCGGTGACGTCCAGGGGGATCATGGGCTGCGTGAGGGATTCGAGGCTGGCGATGTCCCCGGACAGGTCGAATCCGCCTACCAGGAACCGGTCTCCCAGGCCCGACTCTTTGGCCATCCTCTACACTCCGTTCGCTCGTGCGATGAAGGCCCTGATGACCGGTTCGGCGATCGCCGCCGCCTTCAACGCGACGCTCTGTGCGGCCCGGCGCAGCGCGAAGTAGCCCTTGAACCGCGTCGTCTCGTTCCTGGTCCCCACGCCCTCCAGCCACGGCCCGTACAGCACCCCGGACCCGGGATAGCCGTCGCTGACCACCAGGTCCAGGCCGCGCCGCGCGATGTTGACCTTCGACTGGTAGTGGCCGGTCGCGTTCTGGAACGAGTCGGTCATGTTCATCTGCCACTGGAACTCGGCGTAGGACGCAACCTCGCGCTGCACCGCAGCGACCGCGAGGCCCAGTTCGCGTTTGGCGACGCCGTCGAACAGCGGGCCCTTCGTGGCGACGTGCATGTTGGACGGCATCAGGCGGCCTCAGGGAATAGGTCGTTCACCAGCAGCGGGACCGCGATGTCGTTGATGCGGTAGATCGTGTTGTCCTGTGTTACATAGCCGAGCTGGCCGCGCATCTTCTGCCCGTGCGCCCCGAAGACGTCGACGTTGCGGATCGTGCCGCCCATGGTGAAGCCGCCCGCGAACAGGGCCATCACCGCGCCGCCAGCGCGCAGGAGGTTCCCGTCGATCTGGTCCGCCGGATGCTGGAGGAACGGCGTCTGGATACGCAGCGTCATCACGATCAGTCCGCTGACCGAGTTCAGCCCGGACGCCTCGGCCACCGGTTCGATGGTCGCGACGAACGCCGAGCACGTCATGCCCGGACCGGGCCGCGACTTCGGCTCGTGCGTCGGAACCGGGTTCTCGAACTCGCCCGTCCGCATCGCATACGACGCGACCGCGTCGATCAGGCCCTGATAGTCAAACGCCACTTATATCACCCTTGATCTTGCCTTGCGGCCGAACGTCGTCTCGGCCTCGTCCCACAGGTCCGCGAGACTGCTGCCCAGGCCCTTGACGGCGCTGGCGCCCTCGCCCTCCGGGTCGCTGTAGCCGCCGATCTTCTGGTTGACCGTGTTGACGCTCTCGGCGTCCGACAGCTCGCGGATGACCGACGGCACCCGGTGCACGCTCGCCGCGGCGCCGTTCGAGTGCACCGCCGCAGGGGTGCCGAGCTGGCCGCGCGCCACGGTCAGCACCCTGGAGGCGTAGATGCGCGTCCCGATGGTGTGCGCGGCCAGCGGCGTGCCGTCCCACGCCCGCTTGACCGTGGCCGTGCTCCCGGTGACGTCCACGACGAACATGCGCTCCGAATCGATCTGGATCACCTCGTTCACGTGCAAAGCGGTGCCGTCGGCCACGCCCACGGCGACGTCGCTCGACAGGGCGGTGGTCGCGCCGGCCAGATTCGTCTGGCCGGTGTCGGTGTTCGCGCGGTCCTGGACGAGCATGCGCTCGGAGTCGACGATCAGCAGGTCCCCGACGCCGACCAGGGAGCCGTCGGTGACGGTCGCGGTGGTCGCGGTGGTGCTGCCGACGGCTGCTGCGAGCGATCCGGCGGCGTCGGTGTACGCCCAGAACCCGAAGGTCCCGGTGATCGCGACGTCGCGCTGCGGGGTGGGTCCGACGCCGAACCCGTAGTTCAGGTTCCGTTTCAGTTCGAGGTAGTTGAACGGCGGACCGCTGTTGACCGGCTCGAAGTTGCACGCCGAGAGCGGGATCGCCACCCCGCCGGAGGTGACGGCGGTGGGCACGGCGAGGTCCCACTGGTCGAGCCAGAGCCGCCAGGGGTAGGCGTATTGGAAGTTGGGCCAGTCGAAGTACTTCGTCGTGTCGTTCGGGTAGAACAGTCGGTGCAGGTGGCCCTCGATGGTGCGGGCCGCGGATTCCATGGCCTTGTCCACGAGCGAGTCGACGCGCGCCGTCCACTTGATGTCGCCGGACCATTTGACGGTCTCGCGCGTGCTGTAGACCGGAGTCGAGATCACGCCGCTACCGCCCACTCAAGCGCCCACGCCTCATCCGCGGCAGCCAGTAGCCCGCACGAGGCCGGTCGCCACTGGCCCCAGGTCCACACGCCGTGCCCGTCGAGGGTGAGGGCGTGGCGCTGCGTCAGATCCACCCCGAGCACGACGCCGTCGCCGAGCCGCCGCGCGGGGCTCGCGCCGAGAAGCCGGATCCCCGCGAGCCCGTAGCCGGCCGCAGCGCCGAACGCCGCCTCGAGCGTCATGCCCGCGTCCGGATCATCGGTGACGCGCCAGTACAGGTCGAGCACATCCGCGTCGGACACCGCGCGGCCGGTCATGCGCAGCGACGCGGCCAGGGCCTGCACGGCGCAGCACGCCACGTCGGCGAACGGCGACCACTTCGCGGGTGTCGGGTGCCCGGCGTGCTTGGCGACGGCGTGCAGGTGCGCGGCATGGGCGCCGGCCTGCTGGAACTTCTTGCGCGCCGCCTGCTGCGCGGCGGAGGGCTTGTGCTTGGCGGATCCGGCGTGTTTGGTACCGCCCGCGTGCTTCCTGGTGTGGCCGTGACCCGGCTTCACCGTTCACCTCCTTCTGGCTGGTACTCGCTTTCTTTACCGATTACCCCTGGCGGGGTGGCCTGCGGAGTGCGTATTCAGTTGTGGCGTGCGCTACCGGCTACGGCAGCCCCGCGTAGGAACCTGGACCTTCCGCGACGCCGTCGAACAGCCCGGCGGGGGGTTCGGGGCGCGTCCAGTCGTCAGGCCACGTCCAGCCGTCCCACGTGCAGAACCACTTGCCCGGGTCGGACGGTGGTGAGGCGATCAGGGGTTCGCCGTCGTTCGGGCACGCCACCGGCGGCCCCATCACGTACGGGTCCCGCTCGAACTCCAGCCGCGCCTGACGGCGAATGTCTAGTAGTTGATACCAGCTCACGGGGCACCTCCCTTAGTCGTATATGACCGCTGTCGTGGGCGCCGTCGGCGAACCGGTGCCGTTGACCTTGAGCCAGCCGCCCGGCGGCACACGGACCGTGATCGACGCCAGGACACCCGCAGCCTGGCTGTAATACGTCACCATGGTCGGCGCTACGCCGCCCCCGCGCAGCGCACCGAGCTGGATGTTGGTCAGCAGCGTCCCGCCGCTCAGCTCCACGTTCGCCCAGCGCCACTGCGGATTCTGGAACGCCGTGCCCACGACCAGCGTCCACGCCGTACCCACGCCGTTGGGGCTGCGCTCGTCGACGATCGTCAGGCCGGTGCCGGTGCTTGTGGTCAGCGTCCCCCCGGTCGTGCCGGACAGGTGGATCTCGCCGAGCGCGTCGGCCAGGCCGTTGCCGCCGTCGTCGCCCCACGCCACGCCGCCCTCGGAGTCGATGCTCCCCTCGATGTACGGGCCGATGCCGCCCGCGCCGGCGCCCAGGACGTACAGGGAGTGCGTGCAGCCCTCGATACCGAGCTGCGTGAACCGGATCTTGTGGGAGGAGGTGTTCGCCGTGGCGGACCCGTCATGCCAGCTGCCGACGGCGCAGAAGCCCGCCCAGGAATAGAAGATGTGGGAGCCCTTGGTGTCGCTGTGCTCGGTCGCCAGCAGCCCGTACGTGTAGCCCCCGCCGCAGGTGACCCGGTCCAGCGACACGTTGTTCTGATTCGACGTCGCCGGCAGACCGAGCCCCACGCTCGCCCCGGTGGCCAGCGCGCCGATACTGCCCAGCTCACCGGCCCCGTTGTTGTACACCCCCGTCGTGCCGTAGCCCACGTCCACGATGTTGCACTGGTCCACGCCCCACAGCCACGCCGCCCCGTACCCGAGCCCGTTGCTCGAGTACGTCGTGACCAGGGTCAGCCCCTTGAGCATGACGAGCATGTTGCTGAACAAGAACGTCGAGGTCCCGTAGCCATTAGGGCCGGTCGGACCGCCGATCATCGCGCTCTGCCCGTTGGCGTTGATGTCCGCGACCTGCGCCCCCGCGGACGGGTACACGCCGAACGAGACCAGGCAGGAGCCGCCGCGCTGCGGAGTGGTCTGCAGCCAGTGCCGCAGGGCGCTGCCGGACTGCGTGCCCCTGAACGCGATGGTCACGCAGTTGGCCGCCGTCGCGATGACCGGCAGTGTGATCTGCGCGTTTCCGCTGTTGGTGTGGCTCAGGGCCCCGGCGATGCCGTAGAAGCGTTTCGCCGCAGGGGGGATGACGACCTCGGCGTAGCCGCCGTGGGCCTGCGCGTAGGTGGTGGCGTCGTTGACGGCGCCCTGGATCGCGGCGGTGTCGTCGCTCGCCCACATGACGGTGGCGCCGCTGACCGTGGTGGAGGCGGCTGCGGCCAGGGTGACGTGGCCCGGGTCGGTGTAGGCGCTGATCGTGGTGACCAGGGTGGTGATCCCGGTCGCGGCGGCGCCCTTCACCATGATTGTTTTTCCGACGTCGGCGCCCGTGAACGGGGTCGAGGTCGCGCACGTGAGGGTCGTCGTGTTCGAGACGCTGCTCACCGCGCCGTCGGTGACGACCTGCCCGTCGCCCTTGGCGCCGTAGGCGACGGCGGTGATGTCGAACTGCGACGGCGCGGAGGCGGCCGCTCCCGCTCCCGGCGGATTGTACAGGGGCATCAGGTCACCAGCTCGTCACGCGCGCGTTGCCGTTCGCGGACGCCCACAGGCAGTCGACCTGCCCGGTGTAGAGCGGCTGCGGGAACTCGTAGTAGCCCCCGGCGGCGACCTGAACCGTATAGCTGGTGGCCGACGCGGTGCCGCCGAACTTGAGGTAGAGCACGGCGGTGGAATCGTTGTAGACCGCGCGGCCGTTGGCTGCGGCGGCGGCGAACAGGGTGACGTTGCTCGCGGAGGACGCGACGTTCGCCATGGTCGCGGCCGTCAGCCGCAGCGCGGGCATCAGCCGTCGGCCGCCGGGGGCGCGCCCTGCGCGTCGTGGTCGGCCAGCCGCGCGGCGAGGTCGGCTTTCGAGCCGCCGGCCGGCAGGGAGCGCGCCTTCGCTTCCTCGACCAGTGCGCCCTTGGTCATCGACCCGTAGTCGGGGGCGTCGGCTGTGGGTGCGGGGTCGGGTGCCCAGCCTTGCGGCAGTACCGTGCCGGGCGCGGGCAGCGGGGCGAGCTCGGGGCCGTGTTCGCCCTCGAACGCAACCTCCGGTTCCAGTTCCGGTGCGATATACCCGGCCTCGCCGGGCAGCGCGTCCGGATTCGACGCGCCGCCCGCAACCGTGATCCTCGGCATCAGGACACCGACGCCCCGTTGTCAAGCGGAACGTACGTCAGATACCAGTCGATGGCGCCCGTCATCGTCGCCACCGACGTGGTGACCGTGATGATGCCCGTCTGCACGATGAACGCCGACTGCGCCAGGAACGGAGACTTGCCCGCCACGGCGCTGGCACCCCCGTTGGCCAGCGTGGTCGGTGCACCGGCGATGGTAGCCGCTACGGCATAGGCCGCACCCGCTTCACCGCCGCCGACCACCGTGGCCGAGGCGATACCGGCCACCTGCGCGCCGGAAGCCCCCACCGTCGGGGTCGCTCCGAGCGAAATCGCTCCCGTAGTGCCGGACAGAACGGTAGAGACGCGCCCCACCAGCGACGTGACCAGGACCATCCCGCCAGCCACGGTGAACAAGGTGGCCGAGGAACCGGAGTTCGGCGGGGTCTGCGCCAGCTTCTGAACCTGCTCGCCGTACAGAAGCCGGCGCAGCTGCCTGCCCTGAATGAAGTTGGCCATGTCAGGCGCTCAGGATCTCGAGGTTGGCCGGCTTACGCTGCACGACCAGGTCGTGCAGGATCGCCGTCACCAGGCCGGAGCCGCCGACGGACACCTTCAGGTAGTCCTGCGGGTCCGCGATCATCGAAGTGAGTACCTCGAACGCGGTGGTGTACGCCGAGGCCTGTACGACCGCGTTCGACGCGGACTGCGCCACCCGAGTCCACGCGACGGTGCCGTTCGTGGCCGCACGCTGGTAGTAGTGGTTGATCACGTTGCCGGGGCTCGTGTACGACCCTGCGAACGAGGGCGCCGCGGTGAGGGTGAAGGTGTCCGCGGCGGTGCACACGAACAGCACCGCCGACGCGCCGCGGAACTTGAAACCCTGCCCGGCCGCGATCGGGATCACGTCTACGACGCGCCCCAGGCCTTCCATGCCAGAAATATCTACTGCCCTCCAGTCGGCAACGACTTGGGAGCGGGGCGCCATTGCCGCTCTTGCTTATTCGGCCCTCTTCCGTTGAAGGCGTACCCAAGATGTATCATTGATGAATGACCCGAGAGCCCTGCGCCTGCGGATGCGGCCAGTACCCGAAGAAACCGGCCAGTAGATACGTAAAGAACCATGACAAGCGCACGAAACCCGATCCGGCGCCCTGCGCCTGCGGATGCGGCCAACTGGCCGCGGCAGGCAGCTCGTACAAGAGCGGGCACAACTCCCGCGTCGCCCACCCGTACGCGGGACGACACCACACCCAGGAGACGAAGGAAGCGATTTCCAAGGCACTCCAGGGAACCGGCTCGTACGCCTACCGACATGGAGGCAGTAACGAACACGCCTACAGCTCGTGGCTCTCTATGCGAGCCAGGCATCGCGAACGCGGAGTACCGATGGACCCGCGCTGGAACGATTATGCGGTGTTCATCGCCGATATGGGGCCGCGGCCCGACGACGTGCCCGGATACAGCGGCGGCGACGTCGGATGGTCCATCGACAGGATCGACGATCGGCGCGGGTACCTCGCGGACAACTGCCGATGGGCCACGAGGGAGCAGCAGAATGCCAACCGAACCGACCCTGGCGGATGGGTCACCCGCAGGCAGGGGCGAAGCTGGCACTAGATACATGATCGCTCGATCCTCCTCTCCGTGGTCCGACCGCAGGTCTGCGACCGCAACCAGCCGATCCTTCGCGTCAGCGGGGCGTCACTGCCGCGTTGCTCACTCGGAGCCGCTGGCGGCGCCCGTCGCGTCCGCGGGGATGCGCGGGTGGCGCCAGCACGTGTACAGGCACTCGGCCGGGTCGTGCGGGTAGTAGTCGAAGTGCTTCTGCGACTTCGCCAAAGCCTGCGCGATCGGGGTGCAGCGGAACAGCGGCTCGCCGTCCTCGTCGAACAGGACGAACTCCTCGTTGTCCCTGACCGCTTTGCGCAGAGCGGCTGCGTCCTTGATCTGGACGCCCTTGACGCCGTCCATGGGCTACTCCTGCCTTTCGAGGCCCGGGATAACACCCTGGCGCGATCTGTCGGAACGGACACGGCGGTTCGCCATCTCCAGGTTGTCGGCGACGCGGCGCAACCGATCGGGGCTTTCCCCGAACTTCGCGATACCGACATTGCAACTGAAGCAGGCCAGACCGCGCACGCATGTTCCGCACGACCGCTCGCCACGGCAGCACGCGTGATCGTGGTCGACGTGAACCTTTCGCGGGGTCGCTACATCAAGGGGTTCGGCACATAGATAGCAGAGGCCGCCCTGCGCACTAAACATGCGGTTCCACTGCTCTTGGTTCATGCCGTACCTGTACTCGACCCCGTAATTAGGGTTCTTAGCTCCCCACTTGCGGGCGGCCTCTCGACTCGGCTCACGGTCCTTTTCCCGCGACCGCTGAGCATTCACGCGGTCGCGGGAACGCTTCTCCTCGATCGGAACCTCCCGCTTGGGACGGCCATGCCGCTTGCAAGTGCAGCCCTCGAGGCATGCCGAGCGCCCGGCCGCCGTCTTGTGCCTACCGCACTGACAGCCGGGGCCACACTTCATTCGCTCGCTCATGCCTTTATTATCCCAGATCAGCGCGTTGCGAGCTGCACGATGGGTGACAGAGTGGGGCCACCATTCCTAGGGGTAATGGCACTCTGGAGCCAGGGGCGCCCGTCGAGGCGGGAGATGACGCGGTACGAGGTCTTGTCGTTAGCAAACTTGTAATGTTCGGAGGCTGATACCTGCATCTCCATGCGGTCACCGATCAGGTAGTACGACAGGTCCACCAGGTTGATGTCACCGCTGGTACCCAGGGGTCCGGTCTTCTCCGTGAAGTACACCGGCCGGCCCAGGATGCTGACCGGGGGGGTGTCCGCGCCGCTGGTGCCGCCCGCGTAGTTCCCGATCCACACCGGGCCGCCGCCGGTACCCACCGACAGGGCCATGGTCGCCAGCTGCGGGAACGTGTCGATCGATGCGATCCACACCGCG